TGTGTATAAGAGACAGGGGAAAGATCCGGTGCTTACGGATATTGATAACACACTGGAAGCTTTCCAAAAAAATGTTGGAGGATATATCGAGACAGTGACTCTCACCGAAGAACTTATGATTGTCTGTAACGAAGAAGGGCGCATACAAAGCCTGCCGTATAACTGCACGGTGATGAACGCAGACTTTTACGGAACGATCCTGATAGCTGGAATAGACGGCGACGAATTTACAGACGTCCCTACTACGACTGCAAAATTCTTTTCAAAGCTGGTGCAGGTAAAAGGCAATGAGTAGGATTATGATGGCCATTCTCTCAGCTGTGATCGCTGTGACGATGCTTTGGATCGGTATTGGTATCGGCGCTGCATCAGATGATGATGCACCGGCAGAGTATGCAGACGGTGATACTTACTGGGTAGAAATTTACGAGGATACTGGGGATGTAGTGATCCATACCCGGCAGGAGTTCGTGACGGATGTCGGAGATGACATCCTGGTGAAAGGAGAAGCAGAATGAACAAAATATTTAGTGCCAGAGTTGCTGAAAGGTGGGATCCATATCACGGGAAATATAGGCCTTACGTTCTTCCAGAAGATGAGCTGAAGTGTTCACTCCTGGAAGACAGGGTGGACAAGGTCATTGCCTGTGCAGGATGCGGGAAGCCGGTAAAGTTCGGAGAAAGCTTTACGTCGCTGGAGATCCATACAGAATCAGGATTTGGATTTATGGTATGCCCTATGTGCATTGATCAGGAAACAGAGCGCGCCAGAGATGCAGAAGCAATGCGACAGGAGGAAGAGTAATGCTTTATATGGCAGTAACAGCAGATAAATACGAGCTTCCCTGTTTTGTGGCTGATTCCGGGAGAGAACTCTCAAAGATCGTGGGAATTCATGAACCGTATTTCTGGGATCTTCTGCATAAAAGCAAGCCGTATAAAAAACTGGGAATGTTGTTTTTAAAAATAGAGGAGTGAGAAGATGTTTCGAAAACAAATTTTAGAAAATGCTATTCGAACAGTCTGCCAGGATCGAAGAGACAAGTACGGTCAGATTGAAGATAATTTTGGGCTGATTGCAGATCTTTGGAGTTCATATCTTGGAGCTTCTGTTACGGCAGTAGATGTGGCTATGATGATGGGCATGCTCAAGATGGCACGGATCAAAACCGGAAAGTATACGCAGGATAATTTTGTGGATCTGGCAGGGTATGCTGCCTGCGGAGCAGAAGCAGCAGAACTGGATGCCAGTAAAAAGCAGGAAGAGACTTTGCAGAGGCTTGAGCATGTTAAGAAACTGATTGCAGAGCGTGAGGAAAATCGTGAAAGGATCGATCAAAGAGATACCCCCCCCCGAAAGGAAGCGAGGAAAAAGAACACGTAAACTTGATGTGGCAAAAATAAAGTCACTTCACAATGCTGGGTGGAGTGCAGCCAAAATTGCAGATGAGTTAAATTGTGCTACAAGTACGGTGTATTTGCACCTTAAGCGAATGAGGGCAGAAAATGAAGAGGGTAAAGAAAACAAAGAAGAAACAGCAGAAATACAACGTCAGCGAGAAGCAGTTGCAGAGGATCAAGAGTAAGGTCACAGATGACGTGACAAAGAAAGCGTTGCTACTGTTTTTATCGGCTGCATCGGATGAAATCGGCCTGACTGATGAGCAGGCATGTGATATTTTCAGACGTGCAAATCGCTACGGAGAATATATGGATGATCACATTGTGCGGATCCAGCAACTACAGGAGACGATCGAAAAAGGCACAGGAATCAAATTTGAAGGATGGTGATACATATGGCAGGGTTCAAAAAACAGAAGAGCAGGTTTTATTGTGATGAGCCGATGGCCAGATCAAAGGGCTATATTGGAGATTCCGATAATCCGAATCTTATTCCATGCAACAAGAATTGCGAGAGTTGCATATGCTGCATTGAGGTTGCTGAGGATGGTAGCCGATCACATGTCGAAATAGGAAGATACTGATGACGAAAAAACGCCTGAAAAGAATGCGGTCTCTGATCAGTGAAGCACGGCATCTGCAGGAGATGCTTGATCAGCCGGCAAAGACAACTGAATATGTGGGAGATACTGCAAAGGACTATCGGACAGGCAAGCCCCACAGCATTACGATCACAGGCTATGGCCAGCAGGATTACCCGGAGCTGAAAGAGCGGTACTATCAAAAGCTTCGGGATATCCAGCAGGAGATTGCATTCTTGGAAAGCTTCCTGGATCAGATCACGGATCCGCAGACCAGAGATATCATCAGGCTGTATTATGTGAATGGGATGACACAGGAACAGATCGCGGAGGAACTGGGGTATGATTCACGTACAATCCGGAGAAAAATAAAAATATTTTGGGAAAATGTCCGGTAATGTCCTGTTATGTCCGGTTTTGATCGTGCTATAATTGTATCGTGGAAAAATTCCATAACGACACTTTTGGCATAATCTCCTTTGTGAACAACTAACCGGCAACGTACCGGAAAGCTCCCTTGATGGGAGTTTTTTGGTTGTCGAAATTCATGAAAAGGTGTAGTATATAAGCACAAAGGAGATGATAAAAAATGGATGAAGCATGGATAGGATTTGCGGGAGCAGTTATAGGCGGGCTTTTAACTTTAGTGGGTGTGTTTGTTACTATTAAGTATTATAAAAAGCAAGAAAAATGTCAGCACCAGCAAGAAATAGAAACACAAGGTCAAGCTATCTATTGGTTCTTTAAAGCAAAATTAGATTTGCTAGATGATTGGAGCAAGATGTTTGAGCATGCAAAAAAAATAAAAATGAATGTTGTACCATCGGGAGAGCTAGTGTCAAATGGAGATACTGTTTTTCTTTTTGAACGATTGCGATATATGACTGAATGGTTAGAAGATAGTGAGATAAGTCATTTAATAGATTTACTAGCTATGCTAAAAAATTTGCAAGAAGGCAGAGATGCAGTAGATGGGTGTACGGATTTAAAACAAAAAGATCAAGCTTATAAGGGTATGTTTATCCCTACTTTCAAAAAAGTGAGGGAAGCCTATAACAATGAAATAATAATCACTTTGAATAAATTACATAAGAAATAGAAAGAGCCAGCCGGCTCTCTTTTCTTATACCCAAAACAAAACGAATGAAGAGAGGTGGTGGTTGTGGGAAGAGCACGAAACCCAAAAACAGACGAAGCTGAAAAGCTTTTTTACAAGGGAATGAAATTAAAGGATATTGCTTCCAGGCTGGAGGTGCCGGAAGGAACCGTAAGGCGCTGGAAGAATACATATAAATGGAATAGCGAACGTTCGGATAAAAAAGCGAACGTTCGGAAACGAGGCGGCCAGATCGGCAACAAGAATGCTGTCGGCGGGAATCAGTCCGCACCGCTTAGAAATCATAACGCTGAAAAGTTCGGTTTCTTTCGGAAGTATCTTCCGGAGGAGACCGTTTCTATTATCGAGGAGATGCCAAAGGATCCGCTGGACGTCCTCTGGGATCAGATCCAGATCGCCTACGCTGCTATCATCCGGGCGCAGCAGATCATGTACGTGCAGAACCGGGACGATAAGACCATCGAACGGATCGAGGAAAAAGACGGCAATGTGTGCGGAGAAAAATGGGAAGTTCAGCAAGCCTGGGACAAGCACGGGAATTTCCTGCAGGCACAGGCAAGGGCACAGAAGACGCTGGAGAGTATGATCAACAAGTACGACGATCTGCTTCATAAGAACTGGGAGCTGGCAACAGAAGAGCAGCGTGCCCGGATCGAGAGGATCAAGGCAGATACAGAAAGAATCAAGGGCGGTGAACAGGCATCCACGGAGGATAAGGTCGCCAAGCTCTTTGATGCGATAGGGGCTGAGCTCGATGCTGAGTAAGATTTACACTCCGAAGCAGATAGAGATCTTAAAAGCCTGCCGAAACACTGACTGGTTCATGCTTATAAATCATGGCGCCAAGCGTTCCGGGAAGACCCAGCTTGATAACGATCTGTTCCTGGAAGAGCTTCGGAAGGTTCGCCAGACGGCAGATCAGCTGGGGATCGATACGCCGCAGTATATCCTGGCAGGGTATTCGCTGGGAAATATTCAGGATAATATCTTAACAGAGCTGTCCAACAAGTACGGCTTTGAGTTCAAGTTTGATAAATATAATAACTTCAACCTGTTCGGCGTCAAGGTTATCCAGACCTCACACGGGTCCATATCAGGTCTTGGCCGGATCAGAGGTATGACAGCATTCGGAGCATACATCAACGAGGCGTCGCTTGCCAATCAGGAAGTCTTCGATGAGATCAAGGCAAGATGCAGCGGCAAGGGCGCAAGGATCATCGCAGATACCAACCCGAATCATCCGGAGCACTGGCTGCTGAAAGACTATATCAAGTCGGGAGCATCCGGGATCTTGAGCAATCACTTTTCCCTGGATGATAACACCTTCCTGGATGAAAGGTATATCCGGGAGATCAAAGCGACGACCCCGAAGGGCATGTTTTATGATCGGGGTGTTAAAGGTTTATGGGTCTCCGGAGATGGGGTTGTGTATCCGCAGTTTGATCGGCAGAAACATTCCATCACCGCTGATCAGGCACGGCAGATCAACTTCGATCGGATCATCGCCGGTGTTGACTGGGGGTGGGAGCACTACGGAGCGATCGTTGCGATCGGAGTAAAAGGGAGAAGCTACTGCGTGATCGAGGAGGATGCAACAAAGTATAGATACATAAATGGATGGATAGAAGCTGCGAAGGGGATGATTGCCAGATACGGTAATATCCCTTTTTATTGTGACCCGGCAAGACCGGAGCACATTGCGGCTTTTCAAAAGGCTGGCATCCGGGCTTATTTCGGAAACAACAGAGTGCTTTCCGGGATCGAGGCTGTGGCCACGCTGATGCAGAATGATCTGTTTCAGATCGTGTATGATGAATGCCCGCGGTTTCGGGAAGAGATCTTCAAGTACATCTGGAAGAAGAACTCGGCCGAGCCATTAAAGGAAATGGATGACGTGCTGTGTGCGATCCGGTACGGGATCTACTCGGATATGACTGTCAGCACCAATCCAAGGCCGGACAAGCAGATGGATCAAGCGAAGAAACTGAAAGGAATGATTTAGTATGGATAAAGTAAATGAATTTGAACATGGCGAAGATCGCCGCCCATATAATGTGTCAAAGAGTTTTCAGCAGCTCTACGGACCGGAAGCAAACTTTTCGTACCGGGCTCATACGGCAGACGAAATTCTGTCCGATGTCAAGAAGCTGCGAGAGATGATCCGGGATCATTATGAAAAGCAGTGCCCGCGGCTTGCTGCGCTGGATGATTACATGAAAGCACGGAATACTGCGATCTATAACGATGAGAGCCGGCGGGTCGAGGAAGGCAAGGCGGATCACCGGGCAGCCCATAATTTTGCTAAGATCATCAATGTGTTTGATGTGGGGTATAACACAGGGATCCCGATCAAGAAATCCAGCGATAATGAGAAAATCAACGAGATGATCACCGAGTACGATAAGCTCAACGATGTGGAGTCTCTCGATTCGGAGCTTTGGCGGGACTTTAAAAAGTACGGCAGGGCGTATGAGCTGCAGTACAGAAACAGAGCTGATGAGGATCGATCCGTAATCAGTAACGTCTTTGAGACGTTTGTCTGCTACGGGCTGGACGTAGAGCGAACCCCGCTCTTTGCAGTGCGATACTTAAGATACCGAATCGGTACCCGGGAGGAAGTGACGGTCAGCGTTTATACGGACAAGGAAATCATCACATATCAGCCAACCACTATGGCGGCGCTGAAGCTGGTAGAGGAGAAAAGAGAGCGGCATTACTGGGGCGAGGTTCCGATCACAGAGTATTCACCGGACCGATACCGGCAGAGCGGATATGAGGATGTCATTCCACTGATCGATCTTTACGATGCAGCGCAGTCAGATACATCAAACTATATGACGGACCTGAATGAGGCAACGCTGATTGTTTCTGGTGATCTGGATCTGTCAAAATATACGGTGAAAGAGATCATCGACATGAAGAGAGCAAATCTGCTGCTTTTGGCCAACGGGATCAATCCTGACGGCAGTAAGTCGCAGACTGACGCCAAGTACATCTACAAGCAGTATGACGTCAGCGGAACGGAAGCCTATAAAGAGCGGCTGCAGGACGATATCCACAAGATCTCCTTTGTGCCAGACCTGACCGATGAGTCCTTTTCCGGGAATCAGTCCGGAGAAGCTATGAAATATAAGCTGTTCGGATTCCAGCAGACTGCAAAGGACAGTCAGAGGGGATTCAAGAAGGGTCTTGTGAGACGGTACCGGCTGCTGCTGAATATCAAAAAATTTGTCAACGAAGCCAGTAACGACGATTTGGGGAATTTCACGGTAACCTTTACCCCGAATCTACCAAAGGCAGTGCTGGAGGAACTGAAAGCTTTGGTGGATGCTGGAGCCGAGTTCAGCCAGGAAACGCTACTGGAGCTGGCGTCGTTTGTTGAGAATATCAAGACTGAGCAGGAACGGCTGCAGGAGGAAGCAGAGGAACAGAAAAAGGATCCTGTGATGAGGGACATGTTCGGCGGTGACGGCGATGGCAACGAATAGTGAATACTGGAAAAAGCGGGAACAGGAAAATTTGCGAAAGAACCTCAAGTCTGAAGCGGAGTATGCGAAAGAGATCCAACAGACGTATAATTTTGCTATGGATCAGATCCAGAAGGAAATAGATTCGTTCTATGCAAAATACGCCAAGGACGAGGGTATAACTATTGCCCAGGCTAAGAAGCGGGCATCCAAGCTTGATATGGAGGAATACTCCCGGAAGGCGAAAAAGTACGTCAAGGAAAAGAACTTCTCTAAACAAGCCAACGAAGAAATGAAGCTGTACAATCTCACTATGAAGGTCAACCGGTTAGAGCTTTTAAAGGCGAGCATCGGACTTGAACTTGTCAGTGCTTTTGATGAGCTGCAGCAGTTTTATGAACAGACTTTGACAGAACGGACGATGGATGAGTTTAACCGGCAGGCGGGGATCCTGGGATCGTCTGTTCCGGACAATGCGGCGGTGCTGGCAGCTACTATTGTCAATGCATCATTTCATAATGCAAAGTATTCCGAGCGGATCTGGATGCATCAGGACATTTTGAGAAATGAGCTGGGAAAGTTGCTGACGAGGGGAATGGTTCAAGGGAAGAATCCACGTGCATTGGCCAGAGAACTGCGCAAGACGTTTCAGGCGTCTATTTTCAATTCGCTGCGGCTGTTATGGACGGAGCTGGCGAGGGTTCAGACCGCTGCACAGATGCAATCCTACAAAGATAACGGATTCGCCGAATACGAATACCTGACGGCACGAGATTTCAAGGTCTGTGCGACCTGTAAGGCGTTAGACGGCAAGATTTTCAAAGTGGATGAAGAGGAAACGGGGACGAACTCCCCGCCGATGCACCCATGTTGCCGATGCTCCACTACGGCGCATATGGATCTGAATGCTTACGAGAAGTGGTTGGATGGTTATAGTGAGCACGGGATGAGCTTTAAGGAATGGCAGGAAAATAAAAATGACGCAAGGACAAAAAAGCGTGGTATAATAAATAAAGCGAAAGCAAACACAGTATTTACATATTCGAGTCTTCCGGCCAATAGCGATATACGAGCGGAGGGCATCTTCGACGAGTTAAACAAGACTAGGATTGGGAAGAGGGCGATTCAGTATATGGAGGAGAAGGGATTGCACTTTGAGCTGAGTTATCGTCCAGAACCCAGCGGAGATCGAGCATACAGTCAAGGCGATTTCATGAAGCTGCATGTTTTGAACAATGCAAATGAGCGTTATGCAGCAGCTGCTGTCGTGCATGAATTGACTCACCATTATTACGACACAGGTGGATGTCAGAGAGCAGAAGTATTGTGCTACATGAATGAACTCAGACAGATGCGAAACATTGATTCACTGACCATTAAAGATATGCGATATGTTATAAGTGTTGTAAAGGATGCCTATGGTGATTTTAAATGGAAAAAAGGAGGCTATTTCAATGGGAAGCCGTATTGATAGAGATATATCCATGGAATTAAGAGAAGGTACAAAGGTAACATGTCTGAAATGTGGCAAGGGGATTTATAAACCAGCAGGGGCAGATTACAAGACCGCACATTCGTTTTTGTGTGATAAATGCAATGACGAAGTTAGGTTTACGCCAAATGTGACAGTAGAATAAATAAAGAATTTACAGGTATAAAAAATGAGACGTTGACCCCCCACCAGAAAGGGCGGAGGAGCGTCTCATTTTTTAAGGAGTCCTGCAATAGCAGAACCTCTTAAATATTTTATACTATTTTCTAATGAAAACGTCAAGAAAAGTTGAAGAAAGCAGGAGGAGAAGCATGGCCAGGGATGATATTTTTAGAATCATTTATGTTATTTTGAAAGAATTATACGAAGCCCAGAAGGCAGGAAAACGAATCGATCCTGATGTTATAAGCTCGGAAAGATTTCAAATTCCGCCAGGCTATCTGGCAGATATAGTTACTGAACTTATTGATAGAGGCTATGTCCGGGGAGTTTCGTATCGTGAGACGAAGTCGGGCAGGATCTTCACTCCGTTAGAGGATATGTCGATCACACTGGAAGGCGTTGAGTATTTGCAGAGCAATTCGATGATGAAAAAGGTTCATGAGCTGCTAAAGGACGTGAAAGATATTATTCCAGGAATATAACAGCGAACGTACTCGGGTGTCCTTCGGGCCCCGGGTCTTTTTATGCAGCAAGTTAACGGCAAGTTAATCTATCAACTACCGATTAACTCTGTAATCGTTGATTTTACTGGGAGTCACAATGGAAAATCGGTGATTGATCAGTGGAATTTTGTGTAGATTAACTCAAATCAGCAAGTTAAAACTAGGAGGTTGATATATTGATTGAAATAACAGTTGATGAAACCAGGATCAGAGTAGAAGGGCATGCAGGATTCGGTCCGCCGGGACGGGATATCGTGTGCGCCGGAGTGAGTGCGCTGTTTCAAACTCTGGTATGGTCTATCGAAGATGTTACAGGTGATATAATCGAATATGGTTTTGGAGAAGGAAATTCTTTTCTAAAACTTGAAAAGTGCGTCTCGGAAGAATGTGATCTTCTGATACGTTCTTTTTTTATTGGCATCAATGCGATCCAGCAAATGTATCCGGATTTCGTTCGGCTTACATGGATCGGTAAGGATAAAAGCAATGGACTGGGCGCGGAAGTGAATGGTCTGGGGCGGAAAGGATGAAAGATATGGTGGAAGTTTTAGCAAATGAAGGAAAAAGAAAAATACTGTTGCAGCTGTTTGGCGAAGGTGACGGCGGTGGGTCCGAAGGCGGAAATGGCGGTGGCACCGGCAGCGAAGGCGGCAATGGTGGATCAGGTGACGGTAAAGGTGGATCTGGCGGTGAGACGCTGTCCTTTGAGGAATTTCTGAAACAGGAAGGCAACCAGGCTGAATTCGATCGCCGGGTAGATAAGGCGGTACAGACGGCAGTTGCAAACGTGGAAGAAAAGTGGCGGACACTGACTGATGACAAGCTGTCTGAGGCAGAAAAGCTGGCCAAGATGACAAAAGAAGAGAAAGCCGCTTACAAGACAAAGAAGCTTGAGGAAGAGCTGGCGTCGTTGAAGCGAGAAAAGGAAGTCGCAGGGCTGGCATCCGAAGCCAGAAAGACTTTGTCCGATGATGGGATCAATATCCCAGATGAGCTTCTGGCAAACCTGATCGGAGAAGATGCGCCTAAAACGAAAGCTAATGTTGAAGCATTCACGAAGTTATTTAATGAGGCTGTCAATGAGATCGTAAAGAAAAAGGCGCAGCAGGATTCCCCGCTGGAAGGCGGCGGTCAGGGATCGGGCGGTGGAAGCAAGACGAATCTCGCTGAAATGGCAGCAAAAGCAAGAATTATCAAATAGGAGGAACTTATGAGAAACAAAGAAATGAAACTGCAGTTATTTGCACAGACGTGGAATCCGGATAATGTAACGGTCTTCGAACACAAAGAAGGGACTATTCCGGATAAGTACAATGAGCTGATCCTGAAGGATGTCATGGAAGGCAGCAAGGTGATGCAGCTTGCCAAGTATGAGGAAATGGACTCTAAGGAAAAGAAGTTCGAGTACTTTGCAAAGGGTCCGGGGGCTTACTGGGTAGGTGAAGGTGAAAAGATCAAAACTTCCAAGCCACAGTGGCTTACTGCAAAGATGGTTGCTAAGAAGCTGGGCGTTATCGTTCCATGCTCCAGAGAGCTGCTGAGCTACAAGGTCTCTGACTTCTTTGAGAAGATGAAGCCGAAAATCGCAGAAGCGTTTTATAAGAAGTTCGATGATGCAGTCATCCTGAATGCGGACAATCCGTTTCCACAGTCTCTGGAGGAGTCTGTGATGGAAAGCGGTAATTCTATCAGCACGGGGCTTACGTATGATAACATCCTCGCCCTGGAAGATATTCTGTCCGACGGCGACTTTGATGTTAATGCGTTCATCTCCACAAAGAAGAACAGAAGCACACTGCGCAACGTCCAGAAAATCGAAAACGGTGTTGTTGTTGAGACCCTGTATGACAGAGCAAACAATACGCTGGATGGCTACCCGATAGTAGATCTGAAATCTCTGGAAAAGGGCACGCTGTACGCAGGGGACTTTGATTACATGTATTACGGCATCCCGTATGGCATGAGCTACAAGATCTCCGAGGAAGCGCAGCTGTCCACACTTACCAACGAAGATGGTACACCGGTAAACCTGTTCGAGCAGGAACTGGTGGCTCTCAGAGTAACGATGGATGTGGCGTTCATGATCGTTAAGGATACTGCATTTGCAAAGCTGGAATCTGCTTCTAGGCTGGGAACTCTGACGGTAAGCTCTGTCGCAGGCACAGCAACTGGCGATACGAAGGTGACGATCTCTCCGGAAAAGACTGAGGGCAATTTGTATAAGTACAAGGTGGCTGACACTGACACTACTGTGACGTATGGTCAGAATGTGAAAAACTGGACCGCATGGGACGGATCTAAGGATATCACTGCAGAGACCGGAAAGAAGATCACCGTTGTTGAATGCGATGCGGAGTTCAGAGCCGTTAAGGCTGGATCTGCAACAGTAACAGCGAAGTCTGCATAGGAGGATCGGTATGTATAAGGTAATCAAAGCCTTTACCGATCTGCACGACGAAGATTACCCGTACAGCGTGGGAGATTCTTTCCCGCGCGTCGGGATCAACGTCACGGAAAAAAGGCTCAAAGAACTTTCTGGATGTGAGAATAAGCAGGGTATGCCGCTTATTGAAAAGGTCGCAGACGAAGCACTGCCAGCTGCAGTCCGGAAAGCTGTAGGAAAGAAATAAGGAGGCAGATATGCTGGAAGATCTGAAGCGGATCCTGGGGATAGCGGTAGAGGATACCGATCTTGACGATAAGCTTAACTGGATCATCAGTTCTGTAAGATCCAGATTAAAACTGCTGCTGGGCGGAATGGATCCACCAGAAGAAATGAATTTCATTATAGTAGAAGTGGCCGTGGTGCGGTTCAACAGGATCGGATCAGAAGGTACTGCTTCCCACTCTGTCGAGGGAGAGAGCCTGACATTTTCTGATTCGGATTTTGATGCGTATATGGCGGAGATTCAGAACTTTAAAGATTCTCTTGGTCAGCAGGGAGCGAAAGGAGGCTTTAAGTTTTTATGAGATACGATACGCCAATTTACTTCCAGCTGATCCGGCAGGGAATATACGATCCGAAAACTGGGGATTATGCTGATAGTGATCCAGCGGAAACAAAGGTGTATGCTGATGTGACAGATACTTCCACCGACACAAAGCAGATCTTGTACGGTGACATCAAGCGTAACAGCAAAGTGATCAGGTTGCAGCAGCATTATACGAAAACCTATAACAGGATCAGGATCGGCGAGAAGCAGTATATCGTGGATTTTGAACGAAAACTGCGTACTAAACAGATCCTGGTAGTATCGGAGGTGTAAAATGGGCGGAACGGTAGTATTTAAGGGACAGGCGGAGTTATCTGCAGCATTGATGCGAAAAACGAACTTAGATGCCGTTAAAACGGTTGTGCGGGCCAACGGGACACGGCTTCAGCAGTGGACAAAGCTGCGGGCACCGATCGATACCGGTACTCTGTTTCGATCTATTGACTTGCAGATCAAAGACGGTGGTCTGTCTGCTGTGGTGCAGCCACACACCGAGTATGCTGCATACGTTGAATTTGGCACACGGAAAATGGCAGCACAACCATATGTCAAACCGGCGTTCAATACCGTTAAAGCCCAGTTCATCGCAGATTTGCAGAAATTAACGAGGTGATAGCATGGACCCACAACAGGAATTATTTACAGCATTGCTGATGCAGTTGAAAGAAGCGTTTCCGGGAAAGGTCTATGATGGATTCCTGCCGCCAGAGGATACGCCCTATCCGTTCGTCTATCTGGCAGACAGTCAGCTGATCGACACGGAAATGAAAGGAGCCGTGACCGGGACAGTTTACCAGACCATTGACATCTGGCACAGCACACCGGAAAAACGGGGTACAGTTTCGGCAATGCTTTTGCAGATCAAGGGTATTTGCAGAAAACTGGAACATACAGATAGCTTTGCCTGGCTGATCCACAATATTGATCAGCGGATCTTGCCGGACACATCTACAGGAAAGCCGTTACTTAGAGGAAGGCTGGAAGTAGAGTTTAAATTTAGTTAGGAGGAAAACACATGAAGAATAGAATGAAAATGCACGTTATGCAGCTGCAGTTATTCGCCGAAGCGGTATCCGGAAAAAAGATCATGTATCTGTACCGGATTCTGAAGGATGCAGCTACAGACGATGCAGTTGCGATCGCATTCACAACGGAAAACGAAACAAACATCACAACGGACGCCGACACCACGGCGACTAAGGATGGCCCGATTAGAACGCCGAATGTGCCGGAAATCGAAATTTCGGCCACGTCGGTACTGGCAAAGGGCGACACGATGTACGATAAAATGAAAGCGGCTATGCTGGCTAATGAACTGATCGAAATCTGGGAGGTCAATCTGGCCGAACCGATTGCAAACAAGCAGGGCAAGTTCAAGGGCACGTACTATCAGGGATACCTGACAGAATACACCCTGACATCCAGCGCCGAAGACCATGCCGAGGTGGAAACGACGTTCGGCATCAATGGCACAGGTGCTACTGGTGAGGTCACTGTCAGCGAGGAGCAGCAGGAAGTGGCGGCCTATGTCTTTGCAGATACGCAGAAGACTGGGGCATAGTCTAAATCTTACTTTTTTATCTAATGAGAGGGCGATTTTCGCCTTCTCTTTTTAATTATCTGGAGGAAAAATCATGTTTGAATTAACGATAAATGATAAAGTTTACCCATTCAATTTTGGAGTCGGGTTTGTTAGGGAGATCAATAAAACGGTCAAGGTAGAAATGTCCGGTGTTACCGAAGACGCAGGGCTGACTATGGCACTGACGCATATCTACGATGGCGATGTCGTTGACCTGGTGAACGTGCTGGATCTGGCCAACAAGGGGAAGTCGCCACGGGTAACGAAACAGGAACTTGAAGTCTACATTGAAGATCCTGATACGGACATCGACAAGCTGTTTGATGATGTGATCGGTTTTTTCACGACATCCAACGCAACGAAGAAGAGGGCGGAGAAGCTGTTCAAGAGTCTGGAAGCAGCAGCGAACGAGTAACAAGTTTTGAAGAGACGTATCAGGAAATCGCGCTGAATTGTTTCAGGTACTTGGATTTCAAGAGTTTTGACCAAGTGGATCAGCTGACGATCCCGCAGTACACGCTTATGATGAAAGCTGCGATGCTCAAGCAGGTTGATCTGGACTATAGGAATCATCTGCAGGCCTGGTTAACGTTTGCGGCCAAGGCGGAACGAAAAGCAGGCAAAGGCAAGACCCGACCGGTTTATACGACGTTCCAGAAGTTCTTCAACTATAAGGAATCAGTTGCGAATGTTTTGAAGTCTTCAAATCCGAAGCGAAGAACGCGGTTTCGAGGTATCGAAAAAGTATTGAAGAAAGGAGGTAAAAACGATGGCTGAAAGCTATGCGGTGCAGGCGATTCTATCTGTCAAAGACCATATGTCTGCGGCGCTGAAAGGAGCGGCGTCGGCGGCTGATTCCCTCAATGGCGGATTTAAGCGAACAATAGGCACAGGCGCACTTTTGCAGTTGGGAATGCGGGGCGTCAATATGGCGCTGGATACCATGAAATCCCATGTTGGCAGTGCGGTCGACAGGTATGACCAGCTGAACAATTTCCCGAAGGTCATGAAGAACCTGGGCATTGCTACCAATGATACCAAAAACGCCATGAAAGACCTGGACAAAGGCATTTCTGGTTTGCCAACTACTATGGATACAGCGACAGCAGGGGTTACCAGATTTGTTTCCAAGAATAATGACATCAAGAAGTCCACCAAGTATTTTCTGGCTATGAACAACGCCATCACAGCGGGAGGCATGTCCACACAGGTACAGTCTGCAGCTGTTGAGCAGCTGTCTCAGGCGTATTCCAAGGGTAAGATGGATATGCAGGAATGGCGATCTATCCAGACGGCCATGCCGGCACAGCTGAATCAGGTAGCAAAGGCTATGGGAATGTCTACCGATGCGCTTGGTGAGGGTTTGCGTAATGGTACCGTATCCATGGATGAATTCATGGATACCATGGTCAGACTGAATGAAGAAGGTATCGATGGCCTGGCATCATTTGAAGACCAGGCTAAGAGTGCAACCGGCGGCATCAAAACAGCGTTCACTAATCTGGGTACTGGTGTAACAAAGGGAATGGCAACCTGTATCGGAGCCATTGATAAGATGCTGCAAAACAATGGCTTGCCAACTATTGCCGAGTCTGCGAACAAGGCAAAAGAAAAGATCATTGCCGTCTTTGACAAGTTGGCCAAGGGGATCGAAAAGATCAACTTGAAGGGCATTATCGCCGGTCTGACCCCGGCATTTAAAGTTTTGAAAAAAGTAGCATCTGGAGTAGGCACGGTGCTGGGCGGTATATTGAAGTTTTTAAATAAACACGCCGAAGGTGCTACAAAAGCAGCCACCGCTGCTATAGCATTGGCAATGGCATTCAAGGCATATAAAAAGGTTTCCAGCTGGCTTACTCCGCTGGAAAGTGCATCCGAGACGTTTAAGAAAACTGGCAAGGCGGGGAATCTGGCCGCTAAGGGTACATTTAAACTAAAAAGCGGTCTTGGTGCGCTGGCAAAGATGGCCGGAGTAGCCCTGATTATCGGATCTCTTGCCTTGCTGGCGAAAGCGCTGCAGGGAATCGGTAAGTTAGGTCCGACGGCAGTTGCCCCGCTGATCGCCTTTGCATCGGCTGTCAGCATTGTGGCTATGGTTCTGGCATCCGTCGGGACGAAGCTGCAGGCAAGCACAACGGGGATCGTCGTTTTTGCCGCAGCAGTTGCCGCTATGGCACTGGCTATGGCTCCGATCGCTCAGACAGGTCTTGAGGGTGCGGCAGCCATGGGAGCCTTCGGCATTGTTGTTGCTGGTCTTGCGGTAGTATTCGCCGCACTGGGAACAGCTCTGACAGCGGGTGCTGTTGGCATGCTGGCATTCGGGTCGGCAATCGTCCTGATCGGTGCAGGAATGCGTCTTGCAACGCCGTTTGTGCAGGCATTAACGGTAATGATCAAACAGCTGGGCGACACAATAGCCCAGATCGTTCCAGTCATCGCAAATGCGATCAGTCAGATCGTTACTGTGATCGGTGGAACGCTGTGTAATGTGATGCGGACTGCCGGGGACGTCATTTCCCAGGTCGTTCAGTCTATCTGTGACGGATTTTCGACTCTAGCTGATGGTGTTGCTACTGTGGTCGATGCGATCAGCGGCGGTTTTGCAACAGCTATGAATGCGATCGCCGGGGTGATCGAATCCGTAGGTACATCCGCAAAGAATGCCGGAACTGGATTCAAGTCTGTAGCACAAGGCATTCAAATGATCGCAGGATTATCCTTGTTTGATATAGCAACGGCTCTGGCAGCGGTAGCAACGGGAATAGGTACGATCGCTACTAAGGGAGCAAATCTTCCACAGGTTGCAGCGGGGATGATGGGACTCATGATGGCGATCACAATGGGAGCTGCCGGCATTACCGCATTCAATGCAGCTCTGTCAGCGTTATCAGGTATGATCGGTGGCGTAGTGACTAACGTAACATTACTCAAAGCAGCATTTGCTAATTTCACGATCCCGGCACCGAATGTAGGGCCGTTTATTGTGGCGTTTGCATCCATCACGGCAGCGGCCATGATGTTAGTTCCGGCATTGCGGTCTGCTGGATTGCAGGCGGGAGCTGGCTTGGCGTCCGGGCTGTCTTCAGGTGCATCCAGGGCAGCGGCGGCGGTACGTTCTGCAACGGCAAACATCACGGCGGCTATCAGACCTCTGGCTGCGTTATTTATGGCAGTTGGTCTGGCATCCGGTAATGGATTTGCAAATGCGCTTCGGGGCGGGCTGCAGCGTGCAGTTGCGGCATGCAGGTCTGCAGTTGTTTCTATCAATGTGACTCTGCGGGGTGCGGCATCTGGCGCATATTCAGCAGGTCGTTTTATTGGTATAGGCTTGGCCAACGGTATGCGTTCCCAGCTTGGTGCGGTACGCGCAGCGGCGACAGCATTAGCAGCTGCAGCCGAAAAGGCGATCGAAGCCAAGGCTAAGATTGGATCGCCGTCAAAGGTAGCTGATAAGCTCGGCGGATGGTATGGAACCGGCTGGGTAAATGGAATCCTTGGCAAGGTACAACAGGCTCGGAAGGCTGCACGGCAGCTTATGTATGTTCCGCGGGTAGCAACCTCGGACATTGCATGGGCGACAAGCAGCGGCGGATCCGGCCAGTTGTATGACCAGTACAACTATGGCGGCGGCAGAACCGTCGTGATCGAAGTGCCGGTTGAACTGGACGGCAAAACCATCGCTAAGGTATCGGCGCCATATACCCAGGAAGAACTGGATAAACGTGAGACAAGAGCAGCGAGAAAGCGGGGTGTAAGATAAGTGCTATATAAATTCAGAGATGTAAACGAAGAGTTGACGCAGGAGTACATCCCGGCGGAGGCGCTGCAAATCAACGGGGAACTGATTAAAACGCAAATCGAGGGTTACCATACCCTGTACGTGCAGGGAAGAGAAGCCCTGTCCCCGGAAATCAACACCTATGAAATAGGCACAAAAAACGGCGAAATCAGGAAGAATAAGCGGTACCCGGCCAGAACTATCACGGTCGGGTACCAGCTGATTGCAGAAAGCGCAGAGGCGTTCCGGGAAGCTTATAACAAACTGGGCAGGATCCTGAACGTGGATGATGCAGAAATCATTTTCAATGATGAACCGGATAAGTTTTTCATCGGTACGCCGTCGGAAGTCAGCGAGATTGACACGGGGCTGAATTCGGTAAAAGGCGAGTTTAAAATACTGTGCCTGGACCCGCTGAAATATTCCGTAGCAGAATATGAAGCCGAGCCGTTGGACGATGATAAGGGCACGATTCTGGTGGACTACGGTGGCACATATGAATCGTTTCCAATCCTGGAAGCGGATTTCTACCAGGAAACGGAGGGCGAAGATACCACCTTGACAGGGCACGGCGATTGCGGGTATGTGGCATTTTTCAATGAGCAGGAAAAGATCATCCAGATTGGCGACCCTGACGAAGAAGACGGCAGCAACGAGTATGCAAAGTCCCAGACACTGATAAACCAGACATTTGAATCAGCTGACGACTGGGGAACAGCAGCCAAGGCGCTGTGGAGCCAGAACACCGGAAAGATGTTACCGGCTGATGGTGTGGCGGCCGGATCTGTAGGAATGAAAATAGCATCCTATGCCGTTCCGGCATCACCTAAGACGACAACAGGAACAGTTCTGAGTAAGCAGACGCCAGCCGGAAAGCCGCGATTTCATTATACGGTGACGCTAAGGGCGACCGGCAGGACATCTAATGCCGTAACCATTACGGCGACAATCACGGCGTCGTTGGGTACCGATAAGAATTATTTCGGCAAGGGCCTGGGCGTCAAGGCGTCGGTGTATGTTGGTGGCAGCTGGCATGATATCTGGGTAAAGACTACATCCGCATACTGGAAGGGCAGATCAGCCCATACCGTCAGCACATCCTTTACAGTAACCGGTCTGACGGCAGAGCAGACTGCCCTTACAGGGATCAAATTCAAGGCGTGGCGTACAGATTCCCTGCTGGCCAATATCGCCGGCATTATGCCGGAAACAGGCTGTTCCAATATGCCAATCAGCGCCTATGTAGCAGATGTCCCGGAAACGTATTTCCTGGGAGCGTCCAGCTACGTAAGCAGCGAAGGCAAGTATCACGGTCCATCCATCACCCGGACGATTCCGGCAGATTCTGCAGGGGTTTCCGGGGCGGCAGATTTCACGTTTACCTATAAACAGAAGATGTGCGTAGGATCCGGGAAAAATGACAGCACGCAGATGGGCGGATTTCAGGCGCTAGTGATTTCGGGGTCTGGATCCAGTAAAAAGATTCTGGTTGGTGTCAGGATCCTGAAAAACAAAGCAGGTAAAAAGGCGAGCCTGCAGTTTTATGTGAACGACGCCAAGGTCGAAACGGTTGACCTGGACATTTCCAGTACAGCCGTGAAGACGTCCAGCATTATAAAGAGCGGATCGCAGGTGACATTCACCATCGGAGATCTGAAAAAGGTATACACCGATACGTCTATTAAAGAGACCAAGGCCACCGAAATAACGTTCCGGTTTGAGCAGTATTCGTCTGTGAATGCGCTGGCATATAACGGCATTTACTGGGCCAAATTCATCAAAGATAACTGTGATACCTGGAAGAACATACCGAACAAATTCAGCGCCAATGATGTGCTGGTGGCGGACTGCAAGCAGGGCGAAATCTACCTGAATGACGTCCGTTCTCCGCAGCTTGGGGCGCTGGGCAATGACTGGGAAGGTTTCGTGCTCCGGCCGGGATTAAACCAGATCGGCGTGGCGTATTCCAGCTGGGTTATCGATGAATATGCTCCAGTGCTGAAAGTACGGTACCGGGAGGCGTTCTTATGATTATTTATTTTGCGAACAGAAAAATGGAAGTCCTCGGGCAAGCATCAACAGGTCTGCCGCGAGGATTTTTTACCTCCGATGACAGCAGAATCGAAGATGTAGAAACGGGCGTTGCGTCATTTGAATGTACGGTATCATATGAAAAATCTGAACAGATACAGGTACAGGAAACTGTGAAGCCGGGCAATTTCGTTCTGCGAAGTAATAATGGCGAAAAAGAATTCTACACTATTATAGACACGGATCAAGATATTGATGAGCAAACAGTATATTTGTACGCCGAAGATGCAGGCCTAGATCTATTGAACGATGTAGCGCAAGCATTCGAGGCCACAGAAGCATACCCCATCAAATGGTATGTGGAAAAATGGGCAGAAGACAGCGGTTTTGAAATTGGGATCAATGAAATTCCAGATCTGACCCGGAAGCTGAAATGGGAAGGCGAAAGCACTGTTACCGAACGGCTGGCCAGTGTGGCCACCCAGTTTGATAACGCCGAAATCAGCTACACGTTTGATATTGACCGGCTGCAGGTGCTGCATAAATACATCAACATCCATAAAAAACGGGGCAAAGATACCGGTGAAGTGTTCCGAATCAACAAGAATCTGAACAACATCACAATTAAAAGTTCTGTGGCTAACCTGGCAACCGCGCTGTATGTTACAGGTGGTACGCCGGAGGGGCAGGAAGATCCAATCACCCTGGCCGGGTACAAATATGATGACGGCGATTTCTACGTTTCCGGGAAGTACCTGAAATCCCGAAAAGCGGTTAAGAAATGGGGTCGTTATCTATCGGAAATCGGCACGGGCGAAGGTCACATTGAGAAAACGTATTCATTCGATACGACCAGCCAGCAAGAATTGTGTGCCCACGCTGTCACAGAGCTGAAAAAAATCTGTGATACCGAGGTCAACTACGAAGTAAATATCGCAGAGTTACCGCCGACTGCCAAGCTTGGAGATAGGATCAATTTGGTAGATGACAATGGCGAATTGTATCTGTCGGCCCGGATCCTGAAAACGAACATATCTATTGCAAACGACAAACGCAAGGCCACCCTGGGCGAATACCTGATAAAGACTAGTGGAATCAGTGACAAGGTGCAGGCGCTGGCGTCCCAGTTCGCAGAGCTGGCCAAGAACCGGGTTTATTATACCTGGATTGTATACGCAGACGATGAAAACGGAAACGGGATCAGCCTGGAACCGGAAGGCAAAACCTATGTCGGTATCGCGGCAAACCGGAAAACCATAGAGCCGGACTTGACAGATCCGACCGTATATAAATGGTCGAAGGTAGAAGGTGATCCGGGAAAATCCCTGGTCAGCATCACGGAACATTATCTGGTCAGCGATCAGGATAGCGGGATCACCATTGAAACGACCGGATGGAGCACGGGAGCATCTGTGCCGGCTATGACGCCAGAAAAGAAGTACCTGTGGAATTATGAGACCCTGACCTATAGCGACGGGAGCACGGAAGATCTGGCGCCTAAAATCATCGGCGTGTACGGTGACACGGGAAAAGACGGCAAGGCAGCCCCGTCCATCGTTACCATGACGAAGCAGTATTACCTGTCCACGTCAAGCACTGAAATGACAGGCGGAGAGTGGGTCAGAACGCTGCCGGAATGGACGGCAGGGAAATACCTGTGGTCACGCTGGTGTACCGAATGGTCAGAAGCAAATCCGACCCTGTTAACGTATTCAGACGGAGTTCTGGAAGCGACCTGGAACGAAGTCCACGAAACTGCAGCAGCGGCAAATACGCTGGCAAATACAGCGAAAAATACCGCTGATTCCGCATTAACCAAAGTAGGGGAAGTCAATAGTGAGCTGGAAACAGCCAATCAGGAAATAGATGCTTTGCAGGCAAATCTGGAAACGCTCTCTAATGAAATGACGACTAGTTACGCTAAGAAAAGTGATCTGACGCAGATCAGCACAGATCTGGGAACCCGGATCGATCAGAATGCGGCACAGATCAGCTCCACAGCTACGAAAGTAGATCAGGTAGAGATCAATGCTAGCACGGCTATTTCCGATGCAGCGGCAGCTAAGACAGTAGCCAATCAGGCGCAGGAGGCGGCCAATGCAGCGCAGACAAAGTATACCGAACTGAAAAACAGAGCGGATGCGACGGATGAAGAAGTTGCGGCGGCTAAGGCTGCAGCGGATCAGGCTCAGGCAGATGCTACAGCTGCAGGAGACGCGGCGGCAGCGGCACAGTCCGCAGCGAACAGTCTGGCTGACCGGGTGACGTCGGCAGAAACCAGCATCACTCAGAACGCCAATGCCATTTCGTCATTGGCTACCAAGGTCAGCAAAATGCGGATCGGCGGCAGAAACTACGTTCTTGATTCGATGGATCCGCAGGTTTCGACCGAAACGCTGGTCGGCAGTTACGAACTGTCTGAGGACTGGGAGGTGGGTGAAACCTATACCCTGTCTTTTGAGGCTACCAAAACGGCCGGAACCTTTGCAGCGTACCGTGACAATGGATATGTGGTGATTCTAAATGATATGACCATCAATGCTGATACTGGCCGTTATGAATGTACATTCACCTGCCCAGCGGCGTATACCGGCGAACCGGAGCAGGCTGCCAATGTGTTGACCGTTCACAATTTGCCAGCGTCGGCAACACATAACTGTACTGTGCAGCTGGTAAAGCTGGAAAAATCGAATACATCATCTGACTGGACGCCAGCACCGGAAGACGGCACGCAATTCGTTAATGAATCCATAACCGAAGCAACTACAAACATTTTGCAGACTGCGGAAAATGTGACTATTTCGATCCTGCAGGGGTACACGACCACAACGGATCTGGAATCCTACAAGGAAGAAGTGCAGAACCTGTTCAAGGCAAATAAAGACGGTTTCCAGCTGGAATTTAACCAGCTGGAGGAGCGGATCAATGACGTAGGCAATGAAATCATTGAACGAAACCAGTTCATCCGCATGGAGCAGGGGAACATCATTATCGGTAAATCGGACAGCCCAATACAGGCGAAATTCACTAATGATGCGCTGGAGTTTTCCTATAACGGGCAAACTGTGGCTAAGTTCACCAACGAAGTGCTGGAAGTCGAAAACATTTCCGTTTCTAATCAGGTGCGATTTGGAACGAAGTGGGCAATCAGACCAGGAGCGTATATCACCGGCAAGGGTACAAATCTAAATGATGTATGGATAGGAGGATAAACGATGGCGGTAACATTATCATTGTCAATTTCGCAAGGATCGCAAAGTGTAGCAAATAACACCACGCAAGTGAGCGTGTCGGTTTACGCTAAGGCAACTGGAGGATCCTATAATAACAATAGTAAATCAGGGACTGTGGTGATTGATGGGACATCCTATAGTTTTTCTCATAGTTTCGCAAAAGGTACAACTACGCTTTTGACGACAAAAACGAAGACCGTCACGCATAATTCTGATGGAACAAAGACCGTTTCGGCTAGTGCATCATATGCCACAGGCGTATCAAGTGGAACTATATATGCGTCAGGATCCAAAACACTGACAACAATCCCGCGGGTATCGGATTTATCAGTAAACAAATCCAGTGTACCTGCTGACGGGTCAACTACGGTGATGGCCACAGCTACGAAGAAATCCAGCAGTTTCACCGATACGTTGACGGTAAAGCTGGGATCATACAGTAAAACGATCACGTCCGGAACGGCGTTCACGATTCCGAAAGACTGGATCAACGCCATTTCTGGAACATCGGCAAAGGCGACTGTTACGGTGATCACTAAGTCCGGTAGTACTACGATCGGTAGCAAATCTGTAAATCTGACCGTTACGGTTCCGTCAAACGTGATTCCGACAGTCAGCAGTATTTCAGCGTCCGAAGCTATTACAGCCGTTACAACAGCGTTTGGAAACCGGTTTGTCCGATCACTGTCACAGCTAAACGTGAAGGTCAATGCTGCAGGTGTGTATGGCAGCACGATCAAATCCTACGCAGTAACGTTGGATGGCGTAAAATACCAGTCAGCAGAATTTCAGTCAAATACCCTGAATACGGCGGGGAGTGTGGATATCGTGGCTACAGTAACCGACAGCAGGGGCAGAACTGGGACGCTGAAAAAAACTATTACAGTGGTGGATTATTCAGCCCCGGCCATAACTGGAATGACATATTATCCATGTGACGCATCGGGAAATAGAGACAGTAATGGCACAAACACCAAGGTTATTATTTCTGGGGTAGTTTCATCGGTAGAATCCCAAAATACCAAGGCAATGACGCTGAAATACAAGCCGTCATCGGGTGAAACGTATACGGCAGTCACATTGACTATTTCTGATTGGAATTTTGAGGTGTCCACAATCGTAGGCAGCACGGATCCGACGCAAACGTATGAATACATAGCGGAGCTGGCCGACAAGATCAGTTCTGTTTCATTCAGAATGGTAACCGGAGTGCCGGTAATCAGCCGTCATGCCGGGGGAGATGGAGTTACGCTGTTCGGTGAAGCGGAAGGCGCAGGATTCAAGGTGGCTGGTGGAAAGACATCGACATTTACAGGTGATATTCAGATCGAAGATCCTACGCTGGAAGCGCTCTGGACGTCGGTGTTCGGGTCATAGAAAGGAGGAGCTATGGCATTATCAATTATCAAGGCGCTGAAAGATGTGGCGCAAGCATTTAAGGTGCTACCTAAATATACCCCGGTATATGTGGGAAAGAGAGTCACCACGTCAACTGATTTGGTATCTACGGGGGTTTCACAAGAAATTCCCGCCAATTCTTATGTGTGTTTAACGGCATCCGCGGTCTGGTCACATAGTAAACCCGTGGTAATACAGGTTAAAAGTGATAGTCCAGATGCTTATCACATATTCGAAGGATATACAGAGTTTCAGGTCGCTTCTGCACCCATATCATTTTATACTGATCGAAAATGTAAGTTGGATGTAAAGGCCAAATATACATCGGCGGCGACAAACCTAATTACTCTTACTGGGTACATTGTGACTTTCGGGGGGGGGTACTGCGTAACCTGGCTTGGAGGTGGTCTCCGTGCTGTCATTAAGGCAATGCTTGACGGATATCGCCAATTTTGCAAAAAGCATCAAGACTGCAGTTTCTGCAAAGCAAAACAAGAAGTGGACGAAGATCGCGGAAAGCTCTGGCACTATATCCTACAATGCGAGCAAGTACAACGAACTGCTGTTAATAACGGGGTTCGGGGGAGTTTACATCAAAACGCTTATTCCTGTGGTTACATTATCGGCCAGTGCAAAAACGCAGTTTGTTGGAACGTACAATTCCGTAATTTATATAAATATGAGCACGACATCCGTTGTGGTATCAAAACAGCCTACCGGATATACGGCTACACTTACTCTTTACGGCAGATAACCCCGAGGGGGTGCTGCTATGCTTAGCATGTTAGATGCGCTGACAGATATAGCGAACAGATTCAGAGGTATTTCTAACTGGATAACAAAAGAGTATGACAAAAACGGATGGCATATCATCGAATATCACAATGGGTGGTGTAGGTTATATTACAGACAGACAATGACTATAAGTGGCTCTGGATGGGCTGCGTGGGGGAATGCTTATGTGAAGGATATAGCTGCAATATCATATCCTGTAACGTTTGCGGAACGTCCATACCAATCGGCTGAATTGCAGACGCAAAGTAGTAACGGCTGGCTGGATATTGGGTTTAACACAATTTCGACTACAGGAAAACATCAGCTCAATCGACCATCGGCGGGAACATCCTTCAATGCCGAGATTCTTTATAGAGTCTATGGGAAATTGGGGGGGGTAATAGCTAGACTCCTGAAAAGGGGGTGCTATTATGTTTAGTTTCCGAAAGGCATTTAGAGATATTGCAAACTGGGTGAAGGGTGTAGATGATTATGTGGTTGAACAGGGCACGTCTGGAATCTGGACGTATCGCAAATGGAAAAGTGGTGTTGCGGAATGTTATGGTTTAACACCAATAATAAATTCGGGAACTCTGACGAAATCGCAATCAATCTATTACTCAAAAACTTTAGATATTGCAACAATCCCCTCATTCATAAAAAATGTGACACATTTAAACGGCACAATGACCGTCCCTCATTCGGTAGCATGGCTTTCACAGCTTAATTACGAGGGTACAAAAGTTAACTGCATAGTTGATCGAGAACAAAGCTCAACGTTTAGCTTCAAGATCTATATCACCTTGATTGGCACTCTGGGGGGGGTAATTAACCTTCTGAAAGTTCTCCGGAGGTGGTCGTATGCTTAGCATATTGCAATGCCTTCGGGATGTGGCGAAATATGTAAAAGGCGTTGCTGATTATCCGGTGAAAAGTATAATTAACGAGGATGGTTCTGGCTACACTAAATGGAAGTCTGGAAAGCTAGAGCAATGGGGTTCAGTATCGTTTTCTGCAGTATCAGGGGCCGCAACCAGTAAAATCAAATTTCCAACAGCGTTTAAGGATACTAAATATAATGTTACACTGACCGGAAATCGTAACTTTACATCGGCAGTAACAGGGCTGTTCGAATCAAACAACGCAGCCAATGTCGAGCGAACAACGACTACCACGGTGGTACGGATCATTAAATCTGGTGCATCGTATAATATGACAGCGAACTACCAAGCCGTGGGTAAGTGGAAATGACATAGGGGCGAGAAATCGCCAGAAACAGTTTATAAGCAGGGAATACGCCCTGTTTTTTTAGTACAGAAAGTGAGGTATGAAAAATGTTTAATTTAAGTGAAATCATCGCACAGATTCCAATCAATGTGTATGTGCTGGTCGGTTGTCTGGTAGTCGGATGGTTGATGAAAAAGTTCTTGCCAACAGATAACAAAATCATTCCGCTGGTGATGGTGATTCTCGGTGCGATCGTGTATGTATTGTTGGAAGAAGTGAGCGTGGAAAATATCATCATCGGTGCGTTCACCGGCGCGGCATCCACTGGTCTGCATCAGGTATTCAAGCAGTATGTGGAAGGAAAGGATCTGGCAATCACTAATGGGGACGGCTCCAAAGCGGAAGACTTTGAGGCGGATCCGGTTGAGGAAGGGAGCGAAAAATAATGAGCACAGAATCTACTTTGAAAATCATTTTCGGCGGTGCAAGCCATCGCCGTACATCGGGTTATGGATGGAGAGTCCATCCAACCAAGAAAACTAAGAAGTTCCATTACGGTGTGGATTATGGCTGTGGCAAGGTGGCCGTTCACGCCCTAGAATCCGGCGTAGTATATAAACGCGGGTATGACAAATCCGCCGGAAACTATGTGTATGTAAAATATGCACGGTATGGCGTATGCGTAGCATATTTCCACCTGTCCAGCATTTCTGTAAAACAGGGACAGGCCGTAAGCCGTGGAACCAAGGTAGGCGTTGCAGGATCTACAGGAACATCCACCGGGGTACATTTACACATCGGCGTTCGTAGCCTGTCCAGCTGGAAATGGCAGAACCCTGAAGCATGGCTGGCGAATTATTCCGCACCATCTTCTGGCGGTTCTTCGTCCGGCGGATCGTCTGGCTACCGGGTAGGATCCACGTATACCTTACGGGCAGATATGAATGTTCGCACCGGCCCGGGGACAAGCCACCGGAGAAAAAAGCGCAGCGCACTGACGGCGAATGCCAGGGCACATTGTACATCGTCCAGTTCTGCCGTGCTGAAATCCGGCACGCGGGTAACCTGCAAGGCTGTTCGGGTCGTCGGATCTGATATCTGGTTGCAGATCCCATCGGGCTATGTGTGCGCCCGGAAATCTGGCAAAGTCTATATTTCGTAGGAGGGCGGCATGACGACAGAGGTAATCGTGGCAATGATCGCATCCGGCGGTGGCCTGCTGGGATCTGCAATCGGTGTGATCGCATCCGCCCGGCTGACCAACTACCGGATCGGGCAACTGGAAGAGAAGGTGAATAAACATAATAATCTGATCGACCGGGTGTATCGGCTGGAGAAAACTGCGGAACTGGAAGGCGAGCGGATCAAGGTGGCGAATCATCGAATTGATGATCTGGAAGACCTGAATAAATAATATCGATGGGCGGGATTATTCTCGCCCTTTTTTTTATGCCCTAAGCTATATTAAATACAGATATTGCCAAAAAGTTTCACGACTTTTTCACAACTTTTGCCGAAAAGAGAAAGGCAAAACAGGGCAAAATAAGATGAAATTCAGCAAAATCTCAAGCAACAAAAAACCCATTGAAACGTTGAAATTTCAATGGGTCAATCGTTGATACTGGTCGGGATGACAGGATTCGAACCTGCGGCCTTTGCGTCGTTTAGACCCTAGTATTTTCAACGTTTTGCGGAAGTTAGCTCAATATTTCACGATTATTTCACGTCTATGCCGGGAAGCCGATTTATGGCTGCAATCTGTACATCTTGCTTTACCAGGGCGTAATGTTTGGCCGTGACCTCGATAGATTTGTGTCCCATGAGCTTAGATGCGACTTCCAAAGGCACACCCGCCCGGCACAGTTCGGTGCAGAATGTGGCCCGGTAGGTGTGAGGGCTCTTCTGTGGAACATTGATATCGGCATAATATCTGTTCAATGATCTGCGGGTATTGCCATACTCCAGGAGCTTTCCCGAATCACTGGTAAACACAAAATCTGTTTTGTATTTGTTACGCCTGCCTTCAGCTTCGAATCGTTCTTTATGGATCTGCAGCGCCTTTTCCAGCTCCGGGTGAACCGGGATCTTTCTGTAGGAATTATGTTTTGGTGGAACGATCTCGCCCTGGTAGTATTGGCGATCCACACACACGAATCCAGATCTGATATCGCTGTATTTAAGCCCCAGACATTCGGAAATACGAAGGCCGGTGTAATTCATCAGAAACATCATGAAACGCAGCCTGTGGCCACCAGAACTTGTGAGAATGGTTTGGATCTCGTCCGGCTCCCACACTATGATCTCATCCTTTTTCTTGTTGTCATATTTCTCCGGCATAGTTACTGCACTCAGGATATTTCCAGAAATATTATTCAGAGCAAGCCATTTATAGAATGCAGACATCCACTTATTTATGGAATCCAAGTTTTGTTTCGATACAGGCAGCCATATATAGAAGTCCTGCAGAGTTTTCGCATCCACCTCACCGATCGGTATAGACGTGATCCAAGATCCCTTCACATGGACCCGGTAGCTTTGTTCATATCGGCGCTTGGTCCCTTTGGCATAAGTGCTGTTCATGAAGACTTCGTAGGTATATTCTTCTGCGTATTCTCCAAAGGTCTTCCGTTGGGCTTCAGCTGCAGCATGCTCCTTTTCATATTTTTTCTGCAGCTGCTCTTCCTGGTAAGCACGGAACTGTTTTTCCGCATCTCCCTTGCTGGTACCATAGAACTGCTTCTTGATCGGGATCTTCTTGCCGTCTTTCCACTCATGGCCAACGGTTCGGGTGATCCGGAAGTAGTTGTATTCCTTGTCACCACGGAGGACCGAAGTGTTCTTCTTGGTTGCCATTATGTATCATCTCCTTAAAAATGGGTATAAAAATACCCTGAATATTGATTTTTCAGGGTGACGATGATACAATGAAATTGCGAGTTTCGGGTTGTATCATCGCAACCTGATAGCATTAGCCTCACTTCGGTGGGGCTTTTGTTGTTTTATTTTAATAGCTCAGATTTTTCTAATCTTTTCAAAGAAGGATTGTCCAAGAGAGATGTAGCCTGTGTAATAGCTGATTGATTTAGTTTTTCAAGCCGTTCAGATTGTGGAACGCCCTCTTTGATCAGTTCTGCGTTATAGCTTTCCAGATTTGTTAAAATTATGAGTTGCTCTAAGGTGGCTTCATCTCGTATATTGCCCCTTTTCGCCTTATCGGGATTTTGCTCACGCCATTCTTTGGCAGTCATCCCAAAGAGTGCAACATTCAGGACATCAGCTTCATTGGCATATGTAATACCTTTCTGTTTCTGAGAAACATTTTGTGGAATCAAATGCTGTTTGATTGCATCAGTATGGATTTTATAATTGGTCTTTGCCAACGTTCTGCGTAGGTTCCAGTCAAGAGAAAGCTTGCCGTTTTCATCTTCCTTTAATCGCTGATAGTCTTTTATTATATACAATTTAAACTCAGGGGATATCCACGAAGCAAATTCAAATGCAATATCTTTATGTGCGAAAGTCCCACCATACCGTCCTGACTTAGATTGTATCCCAATGGCATTAGTTGATGAGATCCATTTCTGAGGAGAGAGGACAAATGCATTTGAACCCGACTCGATTCTAAACTGGTCGAATTCGACTAGTTTAAACTCGGGATTATTCATTCGTTCCCATAACCCTAGGAATTCTATAGTGCTCCTGTTTCGAAGCCAGTTCTTTATAACGTCGGCAGGAAATTCGGGGTTTCTTTTGCGTGCAATATCTGTCAATGAAATATAATCATCCTTGCCACCTTTTGAGACTACCGTGATTTCAACACCAGCAGCGTTTATTTTATCTTTATATTCTTTTCCCATTAGTTTCTCCTTTAATGTGTGTTTGAATTTTCAACAATGACTCCTGTGATTCGTATTGGATTCAGCTCATCGCTATAAAATGATGCAGTTCTGCTTTTCTATTCCTCTTGCTTGCAGTTGTCAAAATAACTTTGACAACTGAATCCTGTTCCCATACATGTTGAAATTAAACACGTTAGGGATGGCTATTTATTCCGTAAAGCCTCAGCTTTTTCAAGGCGAGCTTTAAATTTCTCAAGCATAGGTAGTTTATCGCGACGTTCATCAGAAACATCATTTGTAAAAACATCAATGGCGGTTTTCAAGACTCGGATTTCTTCATCGTATTTCTTTTGCTTTCGATAGATTATAGCAAGTCGATTGTATGGATGCTGCCCAGTGAACCGATGAGCAACATTGTATTCATAAAGTTTGATAGCTTCATCAATGTTGTCAGCTTTCTCATAAGCTATACCATCCAAATTATTTTGAATCAGATCTTCAGCTGGAGCTAAAGGTGTATTTGCCAACGGGATTATTAAATGTTCTTTTTGCCATGTATCAAATGACTTATGATGTGTAGAATATCCGTTGAGCCACTCATCATATGAACTGAAATCAAAATGGTCGTCATTTTCGTATTTGGTTGGGCTTATATCCGGTTTCTTAGGGGTAACCTCTGGAGATATGGCTTTGTAATATTCGATGCATGGGTAGGGCATTCGATCTTCATATTGCTGCAGAGTTTCGAAAAATTTCTTGTAGCGGTTCTGCTTGCCTCTTTCTGTCTTTAGGGATTGAGCTTTCGTGTAAGTGTCATACCACATTCTGTCTATGAACTGGGTTATTGGTGTGATTAGACCTGCTGTTGTTGAAAGCTTTTCTTGCATTGCTATAAAACTATCGCTTTGAACATCAACAGCCCCAGAAGATTCAGCTTCAGCTAAAATATCTAGTTTCTCGAGATACAGATCATAGTGATTGAAAAACACTTCAGGGTTCACAGTCTTTTCCATCAAATGCGCACAGTCGTTAAGAATTTCCATGTGCCTGTTTAATTCCATAAGCATATAGCGATTTCTTCGAGCTCTTCGTCCAGTCAAAACATCGAATAGATCCATAAAAAATCCCATATCCAAATCTCCTATATAATATCACTTTGAAATGCAACGGCTTTCCCGAGTACTCTTATATGATTCAGCTGTTCATTGGTGTAGTTTTTAGGTGGGTACTTGGGATTTTCGGACTGCAGTGTCAAAAGGCTCTCATCTGGAAAATAGTAGAACCTTTTCAGCAGGACTTCATCATCGATGACGATTGCAGCGATTTCCCCATTGTCCACAATTTCAGTTTTTTTTATAAATACGACATCCCCGTCGAAGATTCGGGCGCCTATCATGCTGTCACCCTTTGCTTTTAGACAAAAGTCAGCATTGATATCCGTCCCAGACAAAACGTAGCTTTCGCGATCCTCATTGACGAAAATTGGCTCGCCGCAAGCAATTTCTCCGAGAAGAGGGAACTTCTTTATTGAAACAGGGAAAATGTTGTCGAACTGCTTTGCTTCATTTTCAGGACTATTTGGTATATCTGACCATCCCATTAAATAGCTGGGCGTTGTATCTAAAGCTTCTGCAAAAGCGATGATTTTGCTTCGAGGTAAATCAACCTCACCTTTTTCAATTTTTGCAATAGAGGATCTGCTTGTATATCCTGTCTTTTTTGCAAGTTCATCCTGTGACAGGCCTTTATCTTCACGTAGTTGTTTGATATTTCTATATAAATCTATCATTTCAGTACCAACCTTTCGAATACAATATAGCACGTGTGTGAAAATATTTCAACGTAATTGTGAAAAAATGTTGACATAAATTCACAATGATGTTATAGTATGAACGTGAATAAAATTCAACAAAGGAGGTGAAGATAATTTGGTAAAGTTAGATCTGCTCAATAATAGAATCAAGGACTCTGGAATGACCGTAGTTTCTATTGCTGAGAAAACGGGGGTATCGAGAGAAACACTATACAATAAGCTTAATGGAACTGTTGATTTTAAGGCATCGGAAATTTTAAGCATTTCAGATGTGTTAAGATTGTCGGTAAAAGAAAGGGATGAAATTTTTTTTGCGAGATAAGGTGAATAAAATTCAACACAAGCCAATTTTGAAAAGGTTGCAGAGGGGAGGTGGAGGAAATGAGCTGGATTATTTTATCGAGTATAAGCGGTGCGATTGTTGCGTACGCAGTGACGAAAGTAATGTGTATAAAATTCCTGAGTGAATTAAAGACAATCGAAAAGAAGCACCGCGAGGAACTTCTTTCGATATGTAAAAATGTGTGTGGCTTTTGATAGTGAATAGTGTGGTTCACATTTTACAGATCTATCATAGACACACATCACAAAAAGCTTCTCCGAATGGCGAAAGACATAAAGCCATTCTATCTTCGCAGACGTGAGCAAAAATGGCTGAATCAGTTGTTGAGACATTAATGCTCTGAATTTCGTTTAAAGCTTCAGAATATAGATCAGTGTTTTTGATGAAATCGTAGGCCGCATCGTTGTCAAGTGTGTATTTATCAATAGTGATTAATCCAAGTCTATCAAAATTATTTATAGATACAGACTGTTCATTTTCTGAAATGTTTGAAACGAGCAATGGCGCTATGATCGGTGTTGCCATCCTACGTTTATGCGAAGAAGTTTCATGACACGATGTACCATGACTTGTGCATATAGATAGTCTGGCTGCTGGGAGATAATTATTTTTCAAAAATATCATTTTTAGCAGAAGGGCGTCATTAGGGGACAGCTGCTTAATGATCTCGATAAAAGATGGATGAACCATAGTGCATTTCGAAGAATCCAAGGAACGGACAATTAGATTGGAAAACATATCACGAAGTTCCTTTTCTTCAAGGTAATATTTCGAAGCCTCCATAGTAGGTCCTATAATCGAAATTTTCGGTTCACATAAATTTTCTGGTGGGATTTTAGAAATACCATCGTTAAGAGATTCTTTGAACTGTTCAAGTGATAAAGCTCGTTTATACTGAATCTTTTCTTTGGAGTTCTCTATCCAACCGAATGTGATGTCCCATATGGAGGATAAGGTGGCTCCAATCCGATCGGCTAAAGGGGATAGAGCTTTATTAACGAAATCTGGCAGTTCAATTTTGATAGGAATTTGATCCATGTTATCACCGTCCTTTCGATCCTATTTTATCACGGAGCGAAGGACGAGACAAGAAAGTGAGGTGTCAAATGAAACGATTAACAAGATGGAAGCCTATGGAGAAGCAACCAGAACCATATGCGGGATAAAGAAAGGAGAGTCGTTATGAAAGCAAAATCTATAGAGCCGCTCGTTGTATCGGCTATTGAAGCAGCAGAAATGCTCCGGACGGGAGTACACGTTGTGTATCCACTGATTGAACGGGGAGAAATCCCTGCATACAGAGTAGGATGCAACTGGAAAGTGCCGATCACGAAGCTGCAGCAGTACGTTGAAGAAAAAGCCGAAGCGGAAGCCTACGAAAGACGTATGGCAGCTCAGAAAGGAAGTTCAAACAATGAAACCTAAAACAGCAGTATTCATTATTGCGATCTTCGGGATCCTGGTTGTCGTAGCTGCATATGTGAAGCGTGGCGAGTTCGGGATCGGACCTGAATGGGCACTGCCGGTGATTGCAGCAGCTATCATACCGTTAAAGGAAGGAGGGCGGAAATGCCAGAAGAAAAATTAACAAGAAAAGAGCGAAAGGAAGCGTTGATCACCGCAGCACTGAACAGGCTGGATACTCCCTGGAAGTATCAGGAGTTCGTTTGTCCGTGCTGCAGCGGGATCGCTTCGGTGATTGATCGGGAAGAAATCATAAAGGCAGAGTGTCATGCCTGCAGCGTAAAGGTGGTGAAGAAAAAATGATCAAGGTAGAGAATCATGAGGTCACAATGTTCGGTGATCTGGAAGAACTTTCGGCAGAAATAACACTGCTGATGGCGACTCATTATCAGGCAATGGTGAAGCACTGGGGTGAAGAAAAGGCAAATCTGTGGCTCGCTTCAATGGGAAGATATGCAGTAAGCCCTGATGCCCTTGAAGGTGTAAAGAATTATGAGGAGCATGTGATCCCGGTTGTAAAGAAATGAAAAGCGTCCCTTACGCAGTAGCGTTTTACAGGGACGCACAACTCAAATATCAATTATAGGATAACACAGGAGGGAAAAATGTCAATAGAAACCAAAATCACAAGCCTTGAACTTGAGAACATCAAACGGATAAAAGCTGTTCAGATCACGCCAACGTCGTCGGGGCTTACGATCGTAGGCGGAAAGAATAATCAGGGTAAAACATCGGTACTGGATGCTATCATGTGGATTCTTGGCGGAGATCGTTATCGGCCGAGCGAACCGCATCGGGAAGGCTCTGTAACACCGCCATATGGAAAAATCACACTTTCCAACGGGCTGGTAGTTGAGAGGAAAGGAAAAAATTCAGATCTTAAGGTGATTGATCCTTCCGGCAACCGGGCAGGACAGCAGCTGCTGAATGAATTTATCAGTCAGTTTGCACTGGATCTTCCAAAGTTCATGAATGGAAACAATAAAGAAAAAGCCAATACACTTTTGCAGGTGATCGGAGTGGGGGACAAGCTCTATGAGCTGGACCAGAAGGAAAAAGAACTTTATAACCAGCGCCGTACAATTGGCCAGATCGGCGATCAGAAGAAAAAATACGCAGCGGAGCTTCCGGTTTTCCCGGAGGCTCCAAACGAACTGATATCTGCGTCGGAGCTGATCAGGCAGCAACAGGAGATTCTGGCCAGAAACGGAGAGAATCAAAAAAAGAGAAATCAGCTGGCGGAGCTTGAGGCTCATAGCAGTCAGCTGCAGAAACAGATCGATCAGCTAGTAATGGAGCAGGCAAAAGTAAAAAAGGATCTGGATATCGCCAGAATGGATGCTGCGGATCTGCATGACGAATCTACAGCAGAACTCGAAAAGAACATCTCGGACATCGAAGAAATCAACCGGAAAGTCAGAGTAAATCTGGATAAGGAAAAGGCGGAAACAGAAGCTCAGGAATACACCCAGAAATACGATGAGTATTCAGAGCTGCTGGAAGAGGTTCGCAGCGAACGTACGGATCTTCTGAAAGGATCTAATCTCCCGCTCGAAGGTTTGTCGGTAGAAGACGGTGAGCTCACATATAAAGGATTCAAGTGGGACAACCTCTCCGGAGCAGATCAGATGAAGGTTGGAGTGGCTATCGTCAGAAAGCTGAATCCGAAATGCGGTTTTGTGCTTCTGGATAAGCTGGAACAGATGGATATGGATACGTTAAATGAGTTTGGAGTATGGCTGCAGCAGGAAAACCTGCAGGTGATCGCAACGAGAGTTTCTACCGGCGACGAGTGCTCCATCATCATTGAAGATGGCTACAGCAAGCCGAATGAACCGGAAGTGCCGGCGCCATCATGGAAAGCAGGTGAATTTTAATGCTGAATGTTGAGATCACATCAGGAAAGATCAATAACAAAGCCCAGAAGGTCGTGATCTACGGACCGGAGGGGATCGGCAAATCGACTTTTGCAGCGCACTTTCCGAATCCTCTTTTTATCGATACGGAAGGCTCTACAGGAGAGCTTGACGTCAGGAGACTGCCGGCACCCACCAGCTGGCAATATCTTATGTGGGAAATTGATCAGGTGAAAGCAAATCCGGATATTTGCAGCTCGCTGATCATCGATACTGCAGACTGGGCAGAAAGACTTTGCATCAATAATCTGTGCGAAAAAAATCAGGTGTCCGGAATCGAAGGCTTTGGATACGGGAAAGGTTACGTGTATCTGGAAGAAGAGTTTGGACGATTCTTAAACCGGCTGTCGGATCTCATCGATCTTGGAATCAACGTCGTGTTTACGGCGCACGCAACAATGCGAAAGTTTGAACAGCCGGATGAATCAGGCGCTTATGATCGCTGGGAGCTGAAGCTGCAGAAAAAAGACGGACCGCTGCTGAAAGAATGGGCGGATATGGTGCTCTTTGCAAATTATGAGACCTTTGTCGTTAAGGAAGGCTCTGGGGATATGAAAAAAGCCAAGGCGAAAGGCGGCCGCAGGGTGATGCACACAGTACACCATCCGTGCTGGGACGCCAAGAATCGAAAGGGTTTTCCGGAAAAGGCCGAGTTCGATTACTCTGTGATCGCAGCAGCCATCCCGGATAAATCGGTAGGAAGACCAGAAATACCGGAACCTGCCCCACCAGTAGAAGATCCGGCAGCAGCGCAGGCTATGAATGAACCTGCAGCGGTAAGTCAGCCAGAGTCGCAAACGCCACAGACTGATCCGGTGCCGGCTTCTGATGGCTCTGCCAAAACGCAGCTTTATGACCTTATGAATGCTCATCAGGTTACAAGGAATCAGATTCAGGATATCGTTGCAAAAAAAGGATATTTCCCGGCGAAGACACCGATCGAGAATTATCCGGATGATTTTATCAAAGGCGTGCTGGTGGGAGCCTGGGATCAGGTTCATAAAGCTATTTTAGATGAGGAAATACCATTTTAAGGAGGAATAAGATATGAGTTACGGAAATATACCAGAAGGATTCGTGCCGAATGGAAGCGCAGACAGCTTCGATGACAGAGAGTTTGGCTGGGATGATGAAATCGAAAAGGATGGTCCCGATTACATAACGCTCCCGGAAGGAGATTATGACTTTGAGGTAGTTGATTTTGAACGTGCACGGCATGAAGGCAGTGAAAAATTGCCGCCGTGCAACAAAGCGATTGTACACATCAGAATTAAAGGAAAAGATGCAAGTGGACATGAAGGAATAACGATCATCCGGCACCAGCTGTTCTTGCACACTAAGGTAGAAGGAATGCTGTGTGCGTTCTTTACAGGAATAGGGCAGCGTAAAAAAGGTGAGAAGCTGAAAATGAACTGGGCGATGGTCCCGGGATCCCGAGGAAGATGCAGAGTCGGGACCAGAGAGTATAACGGTAAGACATACAATGAAATCAAGAAATTCTATGAGCCGGTATCCAGCCAGCCGGCGCCACAACCACAGCAGGCACAGATGTCATTTGAACAGGGGAAATTCTAAATGGCTATGGAAATGAGACCGTACCAGCAGAAAGCCCGGCAGGCTGTTCATGAGCAATGGGAAGATATCGATCGCACTTTGCTGGTGCTTCCAACGGGGACTGGTAAGACGATCGTTTTCTCTAAGATCGTAGAAGATCGGGTGAGAGCCGGCGGCAGGGCGCTTATTCTTGCTCACCGGGGTGAGCTTCTGGATCAGGCTGCAGATAAGCTGGCGTCGGCGACCGGACTTCACTGTTCCACCGAAAAAGCGGAACAGACCTGCATTGGCAGCTGGTTTCGGGTAACGGTCGGATCTGTGCAGACTCTCATGAGAGAAAAGCGCTTAAAGCAGTTTGATCCGGATTACTTCGATACGATCATCGTGGATGAAGCGCACCACTGCATCTCAGACAGCTATCAGAAAGTGCTTTCGCATTTCTCCGGGGCAAAGGTCCTGGGTGTGACGGCAACGCCGGATCGGGGTGATATGAAGAACCTTGGAAGCTATTTTGAGAGTCTGGCATATGAATACACGCTGCCAAAGGCGATCAAGGAAGGATATCTTTGTCCGATCAAAGCGCAGACGATACCGTTAAAGCTAGATCTATCTTCGGTAAGTATGCAGGCGGGAGACTTTAAGGCAGGCGATATCAGCACTGCCTTAGATCCATATCTGGAGCAAATTGCAGAAGAGATGGGAAAAGTTTGTCATGATCGAAAGACTGTCGTGTTCTTGCCGCTGATCAAAACAAGCCAGAAGTTCTGTGAGATGCTCAATAAAGCAGGCTTCGCCGCTGCAGAGGTAAATGGTGAGAGTATGGACCGGGCGCAGGTGCTGCAGGATTTTGATGATGGAAAATATAACGTCCTGTGTAACAGCATGCTGCTTACGGAAGGCTGGGACTGCCCATCCGTAGACTGTGTGGTGGTGCTCCGGCCGACAAAGGTGCGGAGCCTTTATTGCCAGATGGTAGGACGCGGTACACGTCTTTCCCCGCAGACTGGAAAAACAGAGCTTTTGCTTCTGGATTTTCTGTGGCATACCGAGCGGCATGAACTTTGTCATCCGGCACACCTGATCTGTGAAAATGAAGAAGTAGCAAAGCAGATGACTGAAAACATCAAGGATGCACCGGCACCTGTAGATATCGAAGAGGCAGAAGCGCAGGCTGCAGAAGATGTAGTAGCGCAGCGTGAAGAGTCTCTGGCTAAGCAGCTGCAGCAGATGAGGACCCGCAAGAGAAAACTTGTAGATCCATTGCAGTTTGAAATGAGCATCCAGGCAGAAGATCTGTCCGGGTACGTGCCGGCCTTCGGCTGGGAGATGGCGCCGCCATCTGAAAAGCAAACGAAAGCGTTAGAAAAACTCGGAATCTATCCGGATGAGATCGATAATGCAGGAAAGGCGTCAAAGCTTCTTAACAGGCTCGATGCCAGAAAAAAAGCAGGACTTACGACACCAAAGCAAATCCGTTTCCTGGAAGGGAGAGGATTTCAGCATGTTGGGACGTGGGAATTTACTGCGGCTAAGCATCTGATCGACCGGATCGCAGGAAACGGCTGGAGAATTCCAAACTCCATTGATCCACACACTTATATACCGCCAAAGACTGAAGGAGAAACGGCATGGAAAAATATAGCCTGGTAGATTTAATTCAATATATAGACCCTAGAGATCTTTCTTACAAGGAATGGCTTGCGGTAGGAATGGGTCTAAAAGAAGACGGTTATACGGCAGCTGACTGGGACAGCTGGAGCAAAGCTGACCGGGAACGCTACCATAATGGAGAGTGTCAGAAAAAATGGGACAGCTTCCATGGGATGGCCGGAGCCAAGGTAACTGCCGGCACTATCGTGCAGATGGCAAAGGATAGAGGCTGGAAGCCGGACCCGGGGATGGAGCTTGATTGGGACGCCGAGATCAACACCAAGGATGAGCTGGTCGTTGTCGAAAAAGAATGGCTGGAAGGAAAAGAAATCCATGAGCCGGGCGCTGACTGGGATCCTGCAGGGGAACTGATCAAATATCTGGAAACGCTTTTTAATAGCGATGAAAACGTCGGATATGTGACCAGCTGCTGGGAAAAGGACGGAAAGTATCTTCCGAGCAAGGGAGCATATGACCGGACCGCTGGCGAGCTGATCGAACTTCTGGGGAAAAATAAGAATGATATAGGAGCAGTGATCGGTGACTATAAGGAAGCTGCCGGTGCATGGATCCGGTTCAATCCGCTGGATGGCCGTGGCGTGAAAAATGAGAATGTCACTGATTACCGCTTTGCCTTGGTCGAGTCCGACAATATGGAGATCGAAGAGCAGAACGCCATCATCAGAGAGCTGGATCTTCCAGTTGCGTGCCTTGTCTACAGCGGCAAGAAAAGCCTGCATGCCATCGTAAAGGTGGATGCCAGAAGCTACGAGGAGTACAGAAAGCGCGTTGATTATCTTTATGAGGTCTGCAGAAAAAACGGGCTGAAAATAGACAGCCAGAACAGGAATCCTTCGAGGCTTTCCCGGATGCCGGGAATCATTCGAAACGGCAGAAAGCAGTTTCTCGTAGAGACTAATATCGGAAAAGAGTCCTGGGAGGAATGGAGAGAATGGATCGAAAGCGTCAATGACGATCTTCCGGATCCAGAGAGTCTCCTTGATACCTGGGATGATCTGCCGGCACTTTCACCGCCGCTCATTGACGGCGTGCTTCGGCAGGGGCATAAAATGCTGCTTGCAGGTCCGTCGAAGGCCGGAAAGTCCTATGCGCTTATCGAACTTTGCATAGCGATCGCAGAGGGTAAGAAGTGGCTGCAGTGGAATTGTGCAAAAGGCAAGGTGATGTACGTTAATCTGGAGCTGGACAGAGCGAGCTGTCTGCATCGTTTCAAGGACGTGTATGAGAGCATGCACATCAAGCCGGCAAACCTTAATAATATCGATATCTGGAATCTGAGAGGAAAGAGCGTGCCCATGGACAGGCTGGCACCAAAGCTTATTCGCCGGGCGGCCAAGAAAGAGTATATCGCAATCATTATCGATCCGATCTATAAGGTTATCACCGGAGATGAAAACAGTGCTGATCAGATGGCACATTTCTGCAACCAGTTCGATATCGTATGCAGTGACCTGGGTGCAGCGGTGATCTACTGCCACCATCACAGCAAGGGCGGCCAGGGGCAGAAGCGCTCCATGGACCGTGCATCGGGCTCCGGGGTATTCGCAAGGGATCCGGATGCTCTGCTGGATCTTATCGAGCTTGAGATCGGCGAGGAGCTTCTTACGCAGAAAAAGAACGAGTTTTCCTGTAGAGCGTGTATCGATACGCTGGATAAGTATTCGGATAGCTGGGAAGATCATGTGTCCCAGGATGATATGTGCAGCGCTGTGCAGATGAAAAAAGCCTGTGACAGCCATTTAGAGGGCATACAGGCACGGGAGGCGGAAGCCGCTGTAAGAATGGCTGAGAAACGAGCAGAGAGCCTCACAGCGTGGCGAATTGAGGGAACGCTTCGAGAGTTTCCGAAGTTTGCTCCGGTGAATCTGTGGTTTGATTATCCGGCGCATTCTTTAGATCAGAGCGGGGTGCTTCAGGACGTTCAACCGGACGGCGATCAGGTGAGCTGGAAACGAAATTTTAAGAAGAAAAAGACGCCGGAAGATCGCAAAAAAGAGAAAAAAGAATCGGTGGAAATGGCATATGGAGCATGCAGTATTGATGGCAAAGTTACCCTCGGAGCCCTGTCGGAATATATGGGAGTGACGGAAAAAACTGTAAGAAATCGCTTGAAAGAGCATGGAGGATTCTGGATCGATGATGGAGTTGTTGGTAAAAAATAGAAGGAAAAAGTCGAAGGGAAACACTTTCCCTGACAGGGAAATTCTCGAAGGGAAAATTTTCTTTCACAGGGAAAAAGTCGAAGGGAAAATTTTCCCTAGGGAAGGAAAAAGTCGAGGATTTTCCCTACTTTCCCTCAGAGGGAAAAAGTCGGTGATTTACCGAGATTTTCCCTAGGGAAGAAAAAGGTACTCCCCTAAAGGGGAGTAATAAAGAATTTTCCCTGACGGTCACAGGGGAAAAGTAAGGCGGGCTTAAATGCTGCCCGCCCTTACCTTCCTTTCCCTGCCCTGTGACAATAACATTTTTTGACAAAAGGATGCACTTTAGCGAGGTAAAGCATGAGATTTGAATTTTTTATGGCGATGCTGCCGCCAACGATTACGCAGCAGGAAAAATCCATTACGATTCGAAATGGAAAACCGGTCGTGTATGAACCTGCCGAATTGAAACAGGCAAGAGAAAAATTACGAGCGCATCTGGCAAAGCATGTTCCCAAAAAAAGATTTACTGGTCCCGTGTGGCTCGGGGTGAAGTGGTGTTTTCCGATTCGCGGCCGGCATAGAGACGGTGAGTATAAAGCGACAAAGCCGGATACGGATAACCTGGAGAAGATGCTGAAAGACGTGATGGAGGAGCTGGGGTTTTTCAAAAACGATGCTCAGGTGGCATCCGAGCATGTTGAAAAATTCTGGGCAAAGGTGCCGGGGATCTATATCGTGATGGAGTCCCTGGAGGATGATTGAAAGGTGAATCAAAGGAGAAAAGCAATGCTGTACGTAGGAGATTTAGTAAAAATCATAAAGATCGGCAATCCGAATTTCGGAGAGCTGGGAAGAGTAAAAGAACTGCGAAGCGCCGTGGATGACAAGTGGGCACTGGTGCAGACAAAAGACGATGAGGATTATTACCGGATCAGTGAACTGGTGATGGAACAGAGACATATCCCGGTAGAGGGAGTGATGGAAGGAGAAGCGTTATGATCGTACTGAAAAAAGAACCTGGGAAAGATCCGGTGCTTACGGATATTGATAACACACTGGAAGCTGTCTCTTATACACATCTGACGCTGCCGACGACTCCTTACGTGT